CCTGATTTTGCTATAAAATCTATGGCAGCCGCAATCAACTTACGCTTTTCATTAAGGTCCTTCTTTGCATCCTTAATTCCTTTCAGCTTATCCTTAATCATCTTCAACTCGCTAATCTCAATTATATCGGTCTTAGCATTGTCAATTATGTCATTGATTTTGTCTACAGCCTTATCAAGTGATTTTTCGTCCTTAACCTTAGACATCTCGTTCATTATTTTTCTAAGGTCTTTACGTGTCAAATTACCATACTCTTTAACCGACTCAAAGTATTCTTTTATTGCCTTTACCTTTTCAGTTACACTCTTCGCTCCTTCTTTCCTCGCTTTTATTTCGGCCTTCATTTTTTCTCTCTCGGCCTTTAATTTTTCTTTTTCAATTTTCTCTTTACTAACCTCAATCAAGTCAGAGTTTGATTTGTCTACAATATCAAATACTTTTTCAATAGCAGCGTTTAGTCCCTTCTCGTCGGCAATTTTACCACTTAGAAGGTCCATTACTTTTTTTAAATCACCTTTATTTAGATTTACGCCTTTGACATAATCTACAATCTGCTTTATAGCGTCTCTCATACCTTTCTCGCCTACCTTTGCACCTTTAGCCATATTCCGTATCTGCTCCTTTATAGCTTGAGCAGGTGTCATCTGAACAGTCTTCTCTTGTTGCTGACCAAGAAGCTTATCTGCTTTAGGAGATTTTTGCTCACGCAACTCAAACATCTTGTTGACTTCTCTTACCATAAGTTCTTGCTGAACACCTTCGGCTGCTTGATATGCCTTGCTGCTCTTCAGCTTTTCCATAGCATCCTTAATCTCTTGGGATGCGTGTTCCTCTAATTGCTTTTTAACCTCATCTTGCCTTTCTACATCTCCTTTGTCCTTTGCCTTTTTAAGCTCATCCTCCCAATACTTTTTCTTTCTTGATGCCATATCAACCTCTTGCTGAACATCTCTCATAGCATCTTCAAAGCCCGGTATCTTTGACACTTCTTCACCAAACAAATCTTGAAAATCATAGCCAAGCTCTTCAGCATTTTCAATAGGCTTTATAGCCTCAGTAGCCTCGTCCCAAGCTTTCTTGAGTGATGCGCTCAATTCACCTCCCATTGTCTTAGCCCACTCAGCAAAGTCTCCCGCCTTCTCCTTTATAAACTCCTTGGCCTCGGAAACCAAAGCTTTATGATACTTCACCAACGCTCTTGTCCTTGCAGTTGGGTCGATACCAAATCCTTGACTGATTGAACTAAGGGCCTCTTTGGCTTTTCTTCTAGCCTCGGTGGCTTGTTGTAGTGGCGTAAGTTCTTTTACTTTTTCTTCACTTACACCTGTACTTTTTTGTTGGGGAAGTTCTGTTTTAGATTTAAAATCAGTAGATTCAGGCTGCCTTAATTTTATACCAAGTTTTTCTCCTGTAACTACACCTTCTATATCCCCCACTTTTTTACGATTAAGAGGAAACATATTATCTTTAGCACGCTCTTCATTTGAACGTAAAGTTCCTTTTTCAAATTCTACAGGGATTTCTTTTAAACCTAATTCTTTTGCTGCAACATATCTATGATTTCCTTCAACTATAGCTGCCTCGCCTTTATTTTTGTCATAAACAATTATAATTGGCTCTTTGAAACCATTCTCTTTTATATCTTTTTTTAAATCGTCTATTATTTTTCTTGAATTTGGTTGTGCTGCTAAACCTGTTCTATCTTCGCCAACAAATCCTTCAACATCACTAATAGATGCTAATCCTTTTCTACCTTCTTTACTACTAACAGAAATAGAATCATTAAGGATGCCATTTTCTTCTTCTACACTTACACGTTCACCTTTTTCTTCGCCGACTTGCTCTTCGGTCTTAGTGACTTCAAGTTTTTGGTCTCCTTCGACCATTTCTTGCAATCCCATTTCGGGTTGTTTTGCGCGTAACACGCTTTCATCTGCTGTAGGTTTTTGAACGGCATATGTATCAGTTATATGTTGTTGTAATTCTTTTAATGGTATTGTCTGCGTCTCCTCACCCTTAGTGAGGGTAACACTATCATCTTTTACCTCTGCCACGTCCCACTGTTCCATCTCTTTTGTAGCGTCGGGGTTCCACATCACCTTGTCGCCGATGGCAACCTTCACATCTTCAGGCTTAATCTCAGACACCTCTGAGTACTTCCCTTCTGATATCTTCCCCAAGAAGTTATCTATTTCGGTAACTCTATCTCTCTGCTTCTTTGTAAGAGACGGGTCTTTCCCTTCAATCTGACTATTTAATACCACCTTCTCTTGAAGTAAGCCAAGAGCCTTTCTCTTCTGTGCATTTGTAAGTCCCTCAGGCAATGACTTCATCAATGAAGCCAACTGCTGATATGAGTCTAGCGTCAACTGACCTTGTTCTTTTGTAATCTCTCCTTTAAGTATTTTTGATTTGATGCCAAGTGTTGTCAAGGCCATGAAGTTGTCATCCTTGCTAAGCGCATCAAACATATTCAGCTCAACATCGCTTATTCCGTTGAAGTTGTTTTTGGAAGCGGCAGACTTTATTACTTCAGGCGAACCTAATATAGCGCCACCGATACCCATTGATATCCCTGACTCAACTAAATGAGAAAAGAAGTCTCCGATGCTTTCGGGAGTATTGAAGTATTTCATGTACTCCTCGTTATCTTCCTTATTGTTTCTGTATAGATTGTACAACTCCTTTATACCAATTGTACCCGCCTCCATCTTTACACCCGTCTCAAAACCATGCACAAATCCTTTACCTGCCACAAGAGCGCCTCTTGCAATACTACTCTTTACTTCATTCTCTACAAAGTTTCTGAATGTGGTAGCGGTAAAGTCAGCCCCTAAGGCACCCATCGCTTTAGCCGTCACTTTGTTTGCAAACTGCTTCACACCGGGGACCTTGCCAAGGCCAAGCTCACTTACAACGCCCATTGTTATACCAACAGGCACAGCCACTAGTTCCCTCTCACCGGGAGGGATGCCTGCCTCTTCAGCTTCAATCATGGTATCGTTATATCCCTGAGCAGCAAACACGGCGCCTCCTGCTATAGGACCTGCTATGGCCCCTGCCGCTAATGCGGGAGCCATACTACCCAATCCCAACACCGCAGCATTGGCGACATTCTTCTCGCTCATTGCAGCAGTCCATTGGTCTGTTGTTGACTTGTCGCCAAAATTATCTACGAAAAAGTTTGTTATGCCTCTTCTCAATTCATCTCTCTGTCTTACCATCTCAGGCTGACCTGCCATATATGGATACATAGCCACATTACCCGCCATTACTCCTAAGTCAACAGCACCCGCCAACAGGCTTCCTGTACCTTTCAATTCGCCTCTAGTCAATGCGCCTAGCCATGTGCCCTGCTCACCCTTCATGGCAAAGTATTCGCCTGTAGCCTTCTCAACCTGCTTGTATTTCATTTCGGCAATCGCCCTGTCCTCATCTGATGGAGCGTTTGCTATTGCCTGCTGTTTCATGTCAACAGCCTCTTTAAACCTTTGTTGGTAAGCTGCGTCTCTTTTGTTCTCAGGCACTTTGTTTAATTCTTCAAATATCTTATCGGCCTGTTGAGACATTGCCGTATATGTCTTGACTTTATTTATCATTGCATTGGCTTCTGAAGACGCTGACTGCAATGCTTCTTTTGCCTGTTTGTCTGTATCATACTTGACTTTCTCTCCTCTGTACATCGACTCGTACTTGGCCAAGTCTTTGATATTTTGTGCATTCTCTCTGATGAACATCTTCAGTTCAGAGGCAGGCTCTGCACCTTCCTTTTCAAGTCCCTCTTCGTAACCAAACAACTTGCCTAATATGCTAAGTACAGGGTTCCCTGTTGTCAAGTCTTGATATAAATTTGTTGGGATTGGTATGTCTTTCTTTTTGCCGTTTGGCGCTGTAACAGTCACGTTGTTGGTTATACCCGACTCTTCAAACTTGAAACCAAGAGGACCAAACTTGTAGTTAAGCTGAGGCACAACAAACTCCTCTTCCTTAGACATCAATTCAGGCGTAACGCCTTCAACTTGCTCAGTGACAAATTTGGGCAAGCCTCTCTTCTCCTCTCTTTTCTGTATCTGTTGCTTTACCTGTTGTTGTTGCTTTATTGGGGGTACGCCTGCCCGTGTGCTTTCGCTTACGGCAGGTTGCGGCTTAAAAGGAGCCATAAAATCTTCCCCTTCTTTCCCTCCCCAAACACCACCTTGTAAGCCATCCCTCATATTATAGACTGACTCAACTGAAAATGTAGGGTGATTTGGTTTTTTACCATAATCGCCCCAATGCCATTGATTATCTACGGGACTTATTCCTCCTGAATCTTTATTTAAAAACGCAGCTCTAAAGTCATAGTTATACCCATATCCATTTCTTTTGTAAAAATCATAGTCGCCTTGGGATATTCTGCCCAATTTAACTTGCGAATCAAGCCACTTTTGAAACTCTTGCTCTTTTGACTGAGGTAGTTTAGTCTCGTATCTTTTAGGGTCTACATTGTATAATGGCTTAGGCTCCTCTTCATTTTGTTCTGATGTTGATGCCGATGAAGATTGGTCCGATGACGAAACCGATTGAATGGACTTTTTTTTTAAAAGGTCCTCGGCATTGTATGCGTTAGCAACAGGGCGTTGCTGTACAGGTGGTTGTTGAACAGATGGCTGTTCTGTTGGTATATCAATACCTCTGCTTGACGCCCAACTACTAAGTTTGCCAACATATGCTTGGTCCTGCATATTGGCTTTGAATTGGTCGAATGTGTATCTCTTGCTGTATGTAGCGTCAGCAGCAGATATTCTGTTGTAAAGTTCTTGTAATTGATTCTCGTTCATTTATTTATATTTTATGGAGCAGGATTCCTTACTCCTTCAATCCATGATGATATTTCAGACTTTGTTTGTAAAGCTCCGTCTTCTGTAAATGCATTAGCAGGAAATTCTTCAGTCACAATATTGCCATCTTTATCCTTAGTACTCAATTCAATTTTCTCATTAAAATAATCACCTGCATCTTTTGCAGTAACCTGAAACTTTTTCAATTGCTTATTAAGTTCATCTGCCAATTTAGGGCCTTTGTATTGGAATATGCCGGAGTCCAAATTAGTTAATGCGTCACTCAATCCGTCTTGAGTAACATTAACACCTTCCCATCCGTATCCTACTTTTTTAGTTGCACTAGTTATTGGTTTGGTACCCATAAAGCCCATACCAAAATTTACCACATCATCTTCCATAATTTCACCGGGCCTAGGGTTAGTTGCGCCTATTATTCTTCTGATTATATCTTGAGTATTTTTTTCTTTTTTCAAGTCAAATTTTATCGGATTGCCCGCCTTATCATAAGCAGTAAGAATATCTCCTTCTTTTTGTGCGATAATACCCTGACCTCTTAAGTACCCTAATGCATTATTAGCCTGCGCATCTGTTCCCGTCATAACTGTAGCTAAATTTTCAGCCAAGTTTCTAGCCGCTATTCTATTTTGCGTTGAAATCATAGACGCCTCGCTTGGCTGTTGTGGCTGTGGCCTATATGCTGTTGCCTGTATCTTCTGTTCTTGGTCTACACCTGCGTAGATTCTCTCTTCAATAAAGTCTCTAGCTACTTTCTTCTGCTCGTCAGACAAGACAGGCATAAGAGAGCCGTTACTCTGCTTTTGAAGGTAAATGACGTTAGGATTCTTGGCAGCCTCAGCAGGATCAAATTTATTGGTAAGTTTAATCTCGTAAGGCTTCTTTGTAACGGGGTTTGAACCAACAAAGTCCCTTAGTATCGACTGAGCCTCAAATGGACTGCCTTCTACATGTATATTCGCCAAGTCTGTCACATATTTCTTAAAATCCGTAACTTCTTTCTTCTCAGCATCAGTATTCAACTTTGACATTACAACAGGGTCGTTTATAGACAATATTGAACCAATTTTTGTCAATGTTCCTTGAGTAAGTATAGACATAGTTTTCTTTCCTACGGTCTTTACGTCAGCATCAACAACACCTAAGTTAAACTTGTCAAACTTTTGCTTTATATAATTCCTAAGCTCATTAACCGCAAACATCTTGCTTGGGTCGTTATCCATTGTAGTAACCTCTTTTCCGTCAACAACCTCTTTCTTGGTCTTTGCCACGCTCACCATTCCGTTCATCGGGTTAATATATATCTGACTATCGGCTATGTTTCCCAACGATTCAACCATAGCCATAACATCAGCTTCAGAAATGGACGAATCGCCTTTCCTGTACCTCTCCATCTTTGACGCATAGTCAGTTTGAAGTTCCTTAGTTAAGCCAAAAAGGTTTTTGTATCCATCAGAAACATTTTGTCTAGTATGCACATAGTCCATCTCCTTCAACCTTCCTGACTTAAACAGCTTGTCTTGCATTTTTATATACTCAGTAAGGTCCCTAGACGCCTTTGCCATAACGCCATTCAAGTCTTGATTCTCGCCCATAGGCGCATTTGCCAAATCATCAAGAGCCTTTCTTGTAGCCTGATTGTACGCCTCCTTTCTATCTTCTCTTATCTTGTTCTCATCGGCAATCATCTTGGACATATCGGTACCAATCTTGGCCCAATTCACATAATTGTCCGCTGAACGCTCTGCGTATTTATAAAACGTAGGCATAGTTCTTTATTATTTTAGAAATTTATCCCAAATGGGTTATACATAGATGATCCATATGAAGGTCTATTTGGAGATAAAGGGTTTTGATATGTCTGACCTAGCGATAAATAAAGTGGAACTGACACGCCTTTTGGTGTATTAAAAAATGGATTATAAAGGCTAGGATTATACGGGGGTTGGTTTGTAGACAATGGATTTGAACTATATGTTTCTCCGGGATACGTAAAAAATGGGTTTTCTAACATACCTCCTTGATTCGGTTTGCCAACACCAAACGGATCGTATGTGGGTTGATTCTGCCTATTCTGCATAACAAAATTGTTAGTGGCAGTAGTAGGTATTGTTTTTTTCTCTCTTTGTTTAGCATATAAAGGAGCCATTTTTATTCCCTGTTCAATACCCGTTTGAAGCGCACCGAACCCGCCTTCAATGTACTGAGCTTTAGCCTTTTCGGCATCTGACATTGCTTGCTGTGCGCCTTGAACTTCTTGTAAGCTCAACCCAACACCAATGTCTCTCAACCTACTTTCCTCAGCCGCTGTCTTTTCTTCTAAAGACATTAATTCTTTGCCCATCTCCGTTCTTATCTGTCCCTGACCTTCCTGAGCAGCCTGATATATTCTGCCTGCCGTAGCAGCAGTACCTCTCTCGCTTTCTCTTCCCGCCTCAATAGCCTGAGCCGCAGTACCCATCATGGCCTCTCTTTGAAGCTCGTATGGTTCTTTTTGAATAGAAAGTCCTGCATAAAAGTTCTTACCCAAGTCTTTGCGGGCCTGAGCCATAGCCTCTGCCGCTGCTGTTTCAGCCTCTGAAGCCAATCTATTTTGCTTTGAGGCCTGAGCAAATGACATGCCTGCGCCTGCGGCTGCTGTTGCCGCTCCTACTATTGCTAATGTTGTTGCTACTGCCATACTAGAATATTTTAATCATTTCTGATGTGTATGAATCTCCTTCTACAAACCCATTGTTCTTATATACGTCTATCAATGACCTATGCTTTATCAGTGCGTATGCATATTTTACATCTAATACCTGAACCACATTTGACAAAGACTCTATGAGCTTATTGATACAATGGCTTCTCATTGGCTTCTCCCTGTAGTTCTTATTAGATATAATCCAATCTATCCAACATGCTTTTGAGTTTGTGACGTAAACAAACCCTGCGCACACAGGTATCTCTCCATCGTAAACTATTAAACCACCTTCCCCATTCTCGGGCAGAAAGTCCCTTGTAGGAGCTTCCCATCCCCAATCCTTCCACCAACCTAATAGGATATTGTCGTAATCGTCGTGAGTTAGTTTTCTTACGTCCATTCACTACAAATTTAAGGAAAACTTTTCATCACATTCGACTCTACCGCAAACAATTCTATCTTACTAGCGCTGCTATTCTCCATGTCAAAAACACAATAATGTCCAAGTACACCATGGGATTCAGCCACCGAGTTCTTAATGTAGAATATGTAGACCACATTCCCCGGTATAGCGGTTGTGCCTGATATACTCGTATCTATTACTATCTGATTGACACCTGATGGGTAGTTCTGTATGATATTGGTCACCTGACCTGCCAAATATGTCACGTTATAGGTAGGAGGTATGGCAAAGTATATGTAGTCGCCAATGCTGACTATGCCACCTATGGCAATAAGTGGGCTTATTGAAAAGTTCAACTCAGTACCTCCGCCTGTGACCGTAAGCGTATTACCTATACCATTAAGGCTCCTTAGAGCGTATCCCGCCACCCCTACATCTTGGTTTCGTATGAACGCAAAATAAGCCTGCTCCTTCTTCTCAAACCAATTTGACTGTATGAACCCTGACGACTGCAAGTCGGTTGTAAACGTACCACTCCAAACGCTATCTCCCTGTAACGTAATGGTCTTAAATAGCTTGTTCTCTAACGGAGAGGTATTTATAACACTCTTTATTCTGCTCGGAGTAAATGCGGCATTTGGTGTGCCATACTTAACCCACCATTGTTCGTAGAATGTATTCCTGCTATTATTCACATTGTGTTTGTATAGGTCGCCACCCTTGAATGTGTACAGGTAGTTGTTCATCCCTATTATCCAATCAGGGTAATAGGAATAAAAAGAGGGCCACCCCTCAACAGCATTGCTATATGTAAGCGTATAATTCATATTTTACTTTTTAACATTCACAGCCAACAAATTCAACGGTTCCTGTACCTGCTACCAACTCGGGCTTATAACCATCTATCGAACATACAATTAAAGAGCTGTCCACATCCAAAGAAACTGTAACAGGATTTCCGTCACAATCCTTATAAAAGAACGATGCAGGAGAACTTATATCAGATTGCAGTAGCCAAGAAGAACATGTTGTCAAACAACAGCCACATTCTTTTGTCAAGGTCAAATCCGCATCTCCATTAACCAAAGTGGGTGTGGTACCGTATACTATACAAACCTCTTCATCTGTAGTGTCTGAGTATGTAAACTCAACAACATTACCTGTCGAACATTCTGTATAGCTAACGGTGAATGCGCCGATTATGCTCTTAAAATTCCAAAGAGAACAAGTGTCTTTACAACACGATTGACACGTAGAACCCGTAGATAAAACACAAGAAATCTGCTTTCTTGTTATAGTCCCATCAGAGTAGTATCCGTCAGGAGCGCATATACTCAGAGCGGCATCTAAAAATACGGCAGTTGATGACTGAAGGTCAGGTCCATTAAGGTAGTATGTTTGTGGTATTGGCATAGTTAATTATATTATACAATCGCATTGGAATGTTATTGATACACTTCCTGATATTACTTCAGGATATAATGGAGTTCCGCAAACCGCAAATGAAGCGCCTCCAATTAAATTAACAATAGACGGAGATCCTTCGCAATCAATGTAATTTATTGACGCGCTTTCGGTTTCACTATTATTTTCAAAATACCAAGTATAACATGTTGAATCAGCACAGCATCCACAATCTCCCGTCAATGTTATATTGCAGAATCCATCAAATATGAATGGAGGCATTCCTATTGGAGTACATATTCTTACAGGTCCAAAAAATTGCTTTAATTGTCTTCCGCTAAAGCAATCAGCATATGCTATAGTAACAGAACCTCCTATTATATTGTCTATAGTAAATGTCCAACAGGATTCTTCACATGGAGTACAATCGCAAGACAGCGCTTGAATTATTGGAGATCCTGATACTATGGTATATGTCTTATTGTTCACGCACAACTGAACGGTATCACCCTCTAATACATTTAGTGTATATGGCGTAACCTCTCCGCATAAACCATTGTTGAATAGTATTTCTACATCGCCTCCGCCCGCAGGAGCTGTAATTTCATATGTAACACAATCCTCAGGAAGACACTCTGCACAATTACAGCAAACCTCATCAACGCTATTTGGATGATAACACAATTGTTGAGCTGTAGAGCTTCTTAGGTCGTATATCAAATACACATATTGTCCTGATGTAGAAGGCGGAACAGAAAAGTCTGCGTAATATGTGTTTGGACCTCCTAGTATTGGAGTGGCATCTGTAGATAACGCAAGTAGACTGCTCATATTCGCAGGTGTGTTCGTATATAATGTTGAACTCCTGTAATATCTAAGTTTATTGCTTGTTGAATCAAAATCATACGTATCAAATCCAATCTTGTTGGTTTGGATTCTCATTGTAGAGCCATCAGGAGGGAAGCCACCTGCACCTGCATACCCCGTAAACATATTGTAAGCAGATACCAATGGATTGGCCGTTCCGCTAGCAAAAAGAACTAAGTTTGATTGCGTTGGAGAAGTGTACGGCCCGTTAGCGTAGTTATACTCTGCATGTATCGTCTTGCCTGAGTCCGCATCTCTAGTAAGTACAATCTGAACGATTGTCATCTCTTGAGGGTCAGGGCAACCTACGGTTACGTCTAATACTACAGAGCCTGTGTATGTAATGCCAATATATGCAATCTCATCGTAATTAAATTCTTTTGGAAACACGAACGAACCGCTAATGTCAGTTGGCGTTGTATTGTATGTAGTTCCATTGTAAGTTATGTCAAAATGAAACTCTGCTCCGTCTTCTATACTTATCACATTCCAAGTTAAAGTAGAGTCTCCAACCAATGGTCCTAAATCTACGCAATACTCTATCTTAGGCCCTCCGCTATTCAATGTAAATACCTGAGATACGCCGCAATCCAAGCATTGGTCGTCAACAGGCAATTCTCTGTCTGTAGTACAAAGTACATATTCGTTCATATAGGGGTCAAAGCCACCTAGTTTCTGTGTGTTAAATGACGCATTGAACACATCTCTAAACCAAGTGCGCATACCTTGCTCTGATATAACCTTAATCTGCTCGTTAGAGTATGAGTTACCAACCAACTGAATTACAGCGCCTCTCTTGGCATCGGTAAAGTACCTGTCGTATCCCCACTGAACATAACTCTCAGGATTAAAGCTGATGCCATAATTCTCAGTTCTAGCTATCTGCGTACCCAATACCTCGGGTACTGATGTTACAGCACCACCCGCAGCAGCATCAGAAAGTAAGTTTTTACCTGCTAATACATACGATATCTTATCCTCCTGTAATACCAATACGTCAGTCTCTCTTCCATCCATCTTATATATAGGACCAAATGATACCTCTAAGTATTTGTAATTCAAAAGTCCTGAATTAAACTCATTTAGCTTGTTCAGGTTCGATTCAGTATTGTATATACCACTATATGTTATATCTGAAAATCTATGCGCCTCTTTATAGTCTTGAGCAGATACAGCGGTAACTCTATTTCCTAATGTAAGTGGTCTACCTACAATTGAGTCTCTTATCTTATAGCTTTCAACACCATTGCCAAAAGAGAAGCAATTGAAGAATCCTGTGTCAACAATAGCAGGTTGGTTAAGGCCAAAGTTTTGGTCCTGAATATTCCCCATATGCTGACCATTGCTGTCAATCTCAAAAGACAATTCGTTCTCGTAGAAAATGTCAGGTAATGCATCAGATGGCTCTGTCTCAAAAACAAATGTGTTCTCTGCTCTGTAAACCTCAATATTAGTGATAATACTAGATCTTCTCTTTGGAGGAGAAAATACACCCGCACATCTAACTGTACCTCTGAGCATCAAATACAATCTTTGATTACTCAAGTCCCTATAAAACTTAAAATAGTTTGTACATGTATCTTGTGGTATATCTCCTAAAGTATTTGTTATTCCCGGTAAGAATTGATTTACAATCGGACACTCTCCTGCCCCTACATCGGAAACTCCTGAATTTAATACACCTGTTACATTATCACCAATCCACCAATCATATATATTATCATAGTTAGACGATGATGTTAGTACTAAATCCAATATGTATATTCTTTTTTCGCAAAGCTTATCTCCGCCTCCTGTTCCTTTTCTTTGAAACTTAATGTACATTTTTATTCTGCTACCCGCAGGTATAGTATAATCAATATACATTCCCGGTACATTAGGGTCCTCTATATTCATAGGATAGTACTGAAGAACATAATCACCACTTGTATTCTCATCAGTCTGTATCGTGCCCGGTGCTATAATAGCGTTTTCGTTCTCTACAACAGAAAACTCACTCGGTATAATTTTCATATAAACGCCCGCAGGAGGCGTTGCATTTACAACAGGAGTTATAAATCCTTCCTGCTTCACCTCCTTTTCTAGTACAGTTGCGTAAGAACAACTAAAAGTAGGCCCATCTGAATCTGTCTTTACAATCAACCTGTCTCCTTGTTCTACCTTCCTTGCGTTCTCTCCTTCTAAATAAAAGTATACGTTATTTGATGCAGGGTCCTTGAAGAATAAATTTGAGTATATTGTCTCATAATTCTCCTTGTCAGGCTTAATAACAAACTTATATCTTTTAGCCCAATAGGGGGCAATCTGAGAAGTTGGTATAGTAACTTGAATAGAGTTTTTATACGAAGACAAACTGCACGATATATGCTCTGTATTATTAAGGCTTACAAGAGCTGTGCTTGACCTGTTAAACTCATCCATGTATACGATACCAATCTCGTAATCTCTGTTGCTATGAAGACTTTTTGGCGAAGCTATCTCTTGAAATGTAGCTTCTGATGCTATAATACTGTAATATTCAAAAGCATAATTAGTAGGAGATGCCGTATCTGCATATTTAGTAGCAGCAAATTGAACCTTCAATATTGGACTGCCTGCTGTGGCCGTAGCCTCCACATGCTTAACCAATGAAGTAATACCATAGTCATACTTGGTATATGTATCCAAAGTCATTGGTGTTACGCAATTTATATTATCCGTAAATGTCGTTCCATCGCAAGACAGAAATGTTGGATATACAGGCTTTGTATTCAAATTTGTTCCTATAGCATTTTGAAATTCAATGCTATTAACCATATCATAAACAGAAGCATAGTCTTGAGCTAAAAAGAAAGCAAAACTCACAGTAAAATTAGCTGTTTGTTCTGTTGGAGAAACGGAACCTGAAAATTGAGCATGCGTTAACGTAACATCAAAAGACAATGCTGAGCCCGCTACTAAGTTTGCGTCTGTCAAGTCTAAATTCAATACCGAATCAGCTACAACAACAGCTCCGTCTATACTATAATTTCCTGCGCTTGTGGTGTCGGGTATATTTGTTATGCCAACCTCTTCAGATACTAATGATGTAGTATAGTCAAGTTTAACAGGTTGACCATCATTATCTACCATATTGTATCCTTCTACATAGTTGCCATACATCAGCCTGTTGCCCATAATCGTTTGGGCTTGCGCTAATCTTGGTACGTTATCATACAATCTCAATATCTCTGCCTCAGGCAACACCGTAAATATCTTGCTGTTTGAGAATGTATAAGTATAGTCCGTATTATCGGAAAGTCCCAAGTCACTTTTGTTAAGGTTGTCGATAACCTTTATTATACCACCTGAAGATTGCTTAAATAACAAATCAATGCCAACAACTAATGGTCCGCCTGAGTTGTATGTAACAATGCAAGCATTACAAAAGTTAACCATACCTTCATTCAGAACACTACTAACGCTAAGGTCGAATGGGTTTGGTATAAAAGCAGGAGCAGACCATTGAGACGTGGCAGAGTACTCTCCGTTGGCGTACTTATATCTGTAAGCAAAACATATGAACCTTTCGGTCATATAGTTCTGCTGACCTCCCGTAACGAATGGCTGTATGCTAGGAGCCTCTGTAGGTGGCTTCTTTATTACAAGTATTGACTCTGCGCTAAATTGGTCTATATTGGCGACAGGATTGGCGTAGTTGTCTTTTATATTTATGAATCTAGGTTGATTCAGATTGTCTGTAAAAAACAATAGATTCTCTATGATATTAACCCCCGTAATTAAATACTTTGGATTGAAGTTGAGGGTAGTATCCGCGCCATTACCATCGTCAATACTAATAACGTGATACGTTAGTATGTTTGTAAAAACATTAAAAGAAACAATCAAGTCCAACTTGCCTGTAGCTCCAACAGGGAAATTAGGGTCATGAACAAACCAATATATAGTCTCGTGAGCGCTGTCTGCTATAGAACCAATACAAACAGCGTCTACACTTAATGGAGTTCCATCTGTATAAGTCAATGCTGTTAATGCGATATTACCTTTGGTATTTTCTATAACACCAACTTCAGACAGCTCGGTAGAGCCCATCCTAATGTTAAGGGCGTCTATATACTCACCATCAGGAACAAGTCTCTCGTCAACGAGCTTGTTCATCTTGCCTGCCGTAAAGTTCCTTGTAATATCTGCCATATTTTATTTTATCATCTTATCCAATCCACGCAGATTCATCAAGAGTCTACCGGGATGGATGTTACTAATTCTGATTTTAGCATTACGAAGCAAAGCGCTTTTTTCCTTTCTAGCACGAGCAACTATATACTCCTGCACGCCCAACTTTGAACTTACAATCTCATAAAGGATATAAGCATATATGTATTTCTCAAACAACTTGTTCACGCTTACCAAGGAGTCGTCTCCGTTCTCCATACCATCTGAAATATACTCAAGGATACAAGACTCTCCCGCCATTGACGAATCAAAGTTAATGACTCCCGCCTTCTTATCAATATTAAAAGTGGGGTTAAAATTAGCCGTCTCTGTGTTAAGGCCAAATGCCTTTCCTATCCTGTAGTCAAAATACCAAAGCCCATCTACACACCAACCCAACTGCCCATTGTATGGGCTGTTTTGGTTTAAGTAGATGCTTTTCTTGGTTTTCATAATCCTGTCAAAGTCAATAGTTGAGTACTGAGGCTGAAGGATATTACCATTTTGGTCAAACAGGATGTTGCCATTATTATCCTGAAGGTATGCGTTAGATGAAAGCGTTTGAATGTTTTCGGTCAATGGTCTTAGCAAACCATCTTTGTATAAAGAAACCCTAACCCAATTCACGAAGTCTGAAGGAAGCACAAACCTAAGATTGTCAACCACAGACAGCTCCAATACCTTAATCTCCTTGAATGCGTCATAGTTAAGCTCTTGAATAGCTCTCTTTGCATGAAACAATACCTTATACCTCTCCTCGTTGTTAACAAGTGAGTGGTTGCCCGTATGCATCAACATGAAGTTGTTTACTATGTCATACAGAGATACGTATTGGTAAGAGCCCCAATTCGCATCCTGAGGCGTATTGCCATTGTTGGTGTAATACTGATATTGGGATATATATGCCATGTATTATTATTGTTGTTGACTGAATGTTGGTTGTTCGTGTTGCTCTTGAGCCATACCAAACTGAGTAACCTCTGCCTCTCTGATAGAGATACCACAATACTGAAGAATCTTCATGCATATTTTGTACTCATCCTCTTGAGGTATCTCAAAATCTTGATAATCAAGCTGAGATTGGTCAAACACAGGCTCACCCCCTGCAAGTGTAATATACGTCCATTTTGGCACTTTAGGATATCTAAAGTATTGCGCTTGAATCTGACCTAACTTACCTAAGACGTATGTGGTAGATATAGGATAAGCCTGCATTGAATTGCCCTCCTGCGTGAACACAGGAAATAGACTGCTTGGCGCTGTCAAGTTTGACAGGTTAAGCATTGTTATCTTTGAAAGGTTTACCTTTTCTAACTCTTTGTATTGCTGTGCCGATATGATATAATAGTCGTCGCCTGTATTGGGGAATATATCTGCACTTAAAAAAAGGTCGGTATCGCTAACTACTGTATATACAGTAGCAGACTGAAGTGTCGTCCAATTAACAACAAAGTCACCGGGGTTTACGCTGCCGATAAAAGTAGCTGTAGAATCGATAAGATAGTTTGTTAATACGCCATCATTTACATTATCTGTAACCACATCAGGATACCCAACAATCTTGTTAATCATAAAAGCCTCATCGCCTGTTGTAGTAAGTGATGGCAGATAGAATCTATTCCTATTTATGTCAGGGTTGTCATAATCAAATGGATGCAGAAAGTTGGTTACAGAAAACTGCTCTATAACCTCCATAACCTGCTTTCGTATATCGGCATAATCGGTTCCTGAGAGCCGATTATTCTCCATGTTGATAATCTTATTGTAGTTGCTAAAGTATTCTTCGTACACCTCCATCTGCGCTTGCAATGCGTATAGGTTGAAATCCGATGGAGATATGTATCCGTAGTTGTTCTTATTTAAGATAGATAATACGGTATTTCTTACTGAGTTTATCATCAGTTCCTTTTCATACAAAGATATAAAAAAAAGAGAGGAACTTTTTGGGTTCCTCTCCGTTATATTCAGATGATTACATAGAACTATCTAGCAATTTCAGTGAATCTATCCCTTCGTCAGACTGCAAATATTGGGCAGCCGCAAAGAAAGGATCATCACCAAAAGGCACGTTCATCATTTTTTTCTTGTTTGAAGGGGTGTTAAACCAAACCTCCTTGCTATTGTTTTTCAGCGTTAGAAGCCCCTTGTCAAAGAACACCCTAACCTTTGATTGGTGCTTGAGCGTTGGGTCCTCAATAACATTGATAAAATGCTCAGGGTCATTCTTGGCGTAAACCAAAATGTCCCTTCTTAACTCAGCAGTAGTAATGGTAGATGGGTCTTTTGAGAACAATACCCTATATACAATCTCCAATTGGTCTATAGTGAGCTTTCTCGCCTCAATCATAGCATCAACCTCTATGTTTATATCTTTAATCTCTTCAGAAGCATCTTTCTCGTTGTCAATCTCAGCAAATACAACCCCATTCTGAGGGTGGTAGTGCAAGAATTGCTGAAGTACGGGATTTGTCCTTGGAACCCTTAGGAAGCCATCTTCAAATACAATTGGCTCTAAAATCACATTGTCGTCCTGTTCGTCTTCAAACGGAGACTTTTGGTTTACAGCGTATCTGAGGGGTTTGTTTACATTGTTCTTCTCATCAAACCAAAGCAGAGGAAATCTCGGGTGGTTTCTAGAAGCTAAAGTGAAAGAAAGCGGACTACCGTTTTTAAGCCTGTATATCTTATCGGTAGATACATTTTTTTGTGCCATTTTATTTAAGATTTAATTTAATTAAGAAAAATAAGGAGCGCCTTACGGAGGCGCCCCTTTTTATATTCCAACCGATTATGAACCGTAGCGGAACAATACGAAGTTGTTTGCGCCGAGAGTACAAACGCAACGCTCAGACAGGAAGTTGACTTCCATTGCATCGAGGTCGCTAGTTTGAGCCCCGCCCGCAGAACCTGTAATCCAAGTTTTATATCTGCGGTCTTCAGCTTCAGAAGCGCGATAACGAACGTGCAAGAATGGACGCTTAGCGTTTTTACCCATGATTTGGTCGTACACGTTAGTAGAACCTGCGGGCACAAGCAAACCTGTGATTGTGCCATTAGCAGCAGCTCCTGTAACCATACCACCACGCATTGTTGGGTCGTTCAGGTATTTCCAATCTGACTTATAGAAGTCATAACCACGACGGAAACCGCTGAAACCGAGGTTCAACGCCATGTTAACGTCATTGTCAAACAAACCATAAGAAGCAGCGTTAGCAGCACCTGATGTGTTCCAACCATTCAAAGTAGCCAACATGTTGTCTACGTCGAAGCTCATTGCACGATTAACAAATACTACGTTCTCTTCGATAGCACCCTGCTTGTCCAAACGAGATACAATCGTATCCCAATCAGCCAAGGTTGTAGGAGTACCACCGCCCCAAACGTTACCGCGGTTGTTAACAACGTAGAAGATACCTTCAGAACCTTTCAGTCCCGCAGCAGCAGCTCCACCACCTGTTTCGGCAGGTACAGCTTCAATCATAGCTGTTTCAAGGTAGTCTTCAAAACGCAGACGAGTTTCGTGCTCTGATTTCAGATACCACAGGTAACCTGTAGCTCCGTTCTCAGTGGTTACTTCAACCCAACCGATTTGGGCCATGTCAGAACCATTTACAGCGTACTTGTCTTTGATGATGATTGGGCTGTTAGAGAAGATGGTATCTTCAGCTTCCAAAGAACCAATCATTCCGTTTGTTCCTTTTTTGAACTCTGAACCATAAATGAATACAGAGCAAACAGCAGCAGCGGCAAATGTTTGACCACCTGCTTCATAGTAAGCCACAGTGAAGGTTGTAGCAGTTGGAACAGCAGTAACGATAGCTTTGTTGTAAAGACCTGTAGGTCCTTGAATCAAAACTGTTTGTCCAACACGGATAGCGATGTAAGTAACGCCTGAGTCAGATACGGTGAAAGTAGCGGTGTCATCACCCGCAACGGCAGGAGTAGTACAGTTAGTGTACTTGATGTGCAGACGACCTTGTTCAGCCCATTTAATTTGGTCTGAGTTAGAAGGCATTTCAGCTCCTACCATACGGAGGAAAGATGAAACGGTTCTGTTACCATAACGCTCAAATTCTTTCTCATAAGTATCAGGAAGATACTGATTCAAGAAGTCGAAGTTGGTAATGTAGTTTGTACTTAACGCTACCTGCTCTGCTGATGGTTGCAGGGCGTAAGTGGGGGTGCCTAAAATAGCCATTGTTTTTTTGTTTTAAGTTTTTAGATTCTTTTTATGCTGCGAATCTTCAGGTTTTTGCCTGAATCAGGATTTACAGCCTTTACCTGAAAGTCACCCTTGTTAGTTACCTGAACTGCTTTTCGCTCCGTCATATTAATGTTCTTAATTTTCTTAGTAACATCGTCGGTAGCATCAGCAAGTCCCTGTTCGTAGAAGAACTTAGCAAACTTGTCGGGGTTCATAGCCATAGCCAAAGCCCTATGATATCCTTCTGCATCCTTAATAAGACCATTCTCGTCCAAAAACTTTGATATAAAGTTCGCAGGATTCAATTGCATCTTCTTTAATTCAGCAGAGTCACCGGGAGCGAATTTGACTTTCTTGTTGTTAAGCTCGAACTCAAAACCTTTAAATTCTCCGCTAAACACATCTTCAGTCTTCTTCTGAAACCAATCGCGCCTGCGATTCTCTTCCTCCTGATAGGTCTTTGCCTGTTTGGTATATTGCTTATAAGCCTCGTATTCTTCTTTCTCTTCATCAGGAACAAACCCCTGTCTTGACTCAAGAGGGAGTTTATACTTTTCCTGTTGCTCAGTGAAGAATCTTTTGGCTTCTGCAACTGCTTTTTTCTTAGCGATTTTTACCTTTTTGATGTGAGAATCATCGTCAAGATTTTCATCATAACTATATTCTTCTAACATCACATTAATATCGTCTTTATCTAATCCTTCATTTGTAGCTGCGATATAATCCCTTAAAAGGTCATCGGGATTCATTTCATCAAAATTCTTTTTCAATTTGACAAAATCATCAATACCACGACCTGTTTCTTTCTTGTACTTAAAGTACGCAGCCACATCCTCAGGCAATTCTTCAGACGATTTTCTTTCAGCCATCAGCTCATCAAATGAACTAATCTGCTTATTGTATCGCTTACCAATATATGAAAGAACTTTTTCTTCGCTCAAATCTTCTTCTTGCACATTTGCAGGTGCAGATTCAGGCTCATTTTGCACAACTGCTTGTGCTTCTTGTGCCGCCTGCTCTTGCTCGTGCTTTTCTACTAATTCTTTTTCTAGCTCCTGAACGCCTTTTGGTTCAACAGCATCTAATGCTCTTACCTTAATTTCCATTTTAATTGAATTTTATTTGTAACAAAAATATGCAATTTTTCAAAACGTTTTTTATCTTGGCTCAAACTCTGCCAAGTCAAAACCATCTAAACTGTCTTCGTTAGATTCAAAATTGATTGGAGGCAGATTATTCTTTCTCTGATTAATCAACTTTGATTGCTGACTATTTTGAATTGCAATACGCTTAGCCTTCTCATCTTCTTTCATCTTCTCTCTTCCTTCAACCTTTTGAGATTCCAATCCTGCTAACTGCATATTGTAGTTAAACTCTTCCTGCATCAGCTTAGACTTCAGTTCAGCCTCAGCTTGCATACGCTGAATAGCAAACTGCATCTCAGCCTGCTTCAATTGCAACTTAGACTCCGACTCCATCTGTATTTTCTGCATGGCAGTCTGACTAGCCATCTGCTGAGACTGCAATTGTTGTTGAGCAGTTATCGCTTGCTGACTCATAGCCATCTTCTCCTCTCTCTCCTGCTTCTTAACTCTCTTCATCTTAAGAAGCTGATTAGCTAACTTGATATTCTTAATCTCTCTGATGTCGATAGCGTCCTCAAGGTTAATGTCACCCTTAGACAAAGCCATCTGAATGTTAGCCTCAAGCTGAGCTTTCTGCTCTTCATCAGGGCTGATTTCTATGAAAATACCAAAGTCGTATATGTACAGGTCCTTAATCTCTTCCAAGATTGATGTGTTGTACTTTCCAATCTGATTGGCAAACTCATCTTTGAAGTCAGAATACTCTAAAATGTCTGCTATTCTGTACGTTATTGCCTGTGCAAGCGATCTATGAATGAAAAGTCCTGCATCAAGGATATGTCTAGTAGCAGTATTTGAATTAAGAGCAGCCAACTTCTGAACACCAACCAAAGAGTTAGGGTCAGGCGTAGAGCCATCTCTCGCCTCATTAAGGCCCGTTACGGCCCTAATCATATCTAGGTAGTGATTGTAATTGGCTATCAGCATCTGCGTTTTAGATGCCCCTGAATTAGATGTTAGCTGAGTGATTGGAACTCTTGCATTGTTAAAGTCTCCGTCACCTGTAAAGCTACGACCAATAACACTACCCGTTTGGAAGTAAAGTCTTAATGCGTCTTCAGGGTTGTATGCATTGCCTGTACCTAAGTCAACTTCATTCAATCCATCTGCGTCAATAAATACGCCATCAGGTACCGTTCTAGCAATTACCTGTTGTAATTTCAAATGCGTTATCTGAATCAAGTCAGCAAAAGGAATCATCCTTCTTACCAAAGACTCAATAACACCTTTGTACATATGAGGAGCGCAAGCTACATAGTTTGGTATAGCATGTTGAGAGGCAGACTTCGGTCTAACCATATTCTCGCTCATCTCCCACTTCAATATGAAGTTGGTGCCCATAACCATTATACCTTCATACCAAACATCAATAGTCTTCTCTATCTTTTCAAATTTACCTTCCTCCATCATCTCTGCGGGAGGATTGAATGTATCGTCCTTCTCAATAACACGAGAACCACCGCCTTCAAGAGTTTTCTTTTTGTAAACTATTTTCTTGGTGGTCTTATAGTTGAAGTAAAGCAGTGTGCATGTATCTCTGAAGAACATGCTATTCTGATAGAACTGCTGAACGTTGAAATAATTATACCAAGCCTGACTATAAAGAGAGATTTCGTACAACTGCTCTTTAGTCAGCGATTGGTCAATCTTCATCAGTTCCGTGATTGGTATCGTTTTTATTTCTCCCCAATAGAAGCAATCGCTAAAGTAAGGGTCTTCTGTATAGCTATAAACCACATTAGCAGGATCCACATAAGAAATCTTAACGCCTGCCCCGGGCAAGAACTCATGCTTTGCAACAGCAATACCCAATACGGTCATATCATAGTCTAACCTTCTTCTTGTATCTTGAAAGAAGTTTTCATCGAATACGGTATTAATAGCCTCCTCTTCAGCAATCTCGATAGCAGGCTTGTATTTCAATTGCATGAAAAGATTCAGCTCGTCATCATCATTAGGCAATTGCTCTTGAGGAATAACAAAAGGATTGAATCCTGTTTGGTCTTGCATATTCTGAAGAATGTCCTTCGCTAGCATCTGACCTTCTATAAGGTCCTGATACTTATTCCTTTTCTCCTGAGACATAGCATCTTGAGCATATGCCTTAACCTTGAAAAGTCTGTCAGACATTCCATTAACAACAATGTCAACAAACTTTGGCAGGATTGGTACAGGAGTCCAATCCAAATTCAAATAAGAAAGGTCGCCATCTATGGCTAATTCATTTTTGTATTTTGCTACAGACTGTTCGCCTCTTGCATACAATCTCAATCTATGGAAGTCTCTCCATTGGTTGTAGAATCTGCATTGAAGTGAGTCCCTGCGGAACCACTCATACTGAATAGCTTGGCCAACTTGAAGGCCATACTCTAAAGACGATTTTTCTTTGTCAGATACAAACTGACTCGGAAATCCTGTAGCTAAAATGTCTATTGTTACATCTTTCATCTAATCAATTTGCTTGTGCTGCCGTCATTTGTGTACCTAGCAAAGTTAATAGTTATTTTTGATTCTTTTTTCTCGGGAGTATAAAGTCCTTTCTGATTTGCCATAATAGCCAAACCTGAACTTATACAAGCATCAAATTTGGTCCTATCTGATATGTCAAACTTAGCCCAATCCTCCAATGTCCTGTTGAATGGCATTGTACCCATATCGTCAGACGGCCTGTACACGCCCGACATGTCAAACCCTATATACTTCTCAATATAAGTTTCTATCGCCGACGCATGCGCCTGCTTAACATCTTCTGACGAGTTGGGGATACCACCAATCTCGCGCTCTGTCTTTGTCAATTTGCTGTAATGCCTGTCAGGCCTGTTCATTGAAAACCCTCTGTATCCCCTGTTCTTGAAGTGGTATAGCAGCCTTGGCTTGTTATTCTCTATAAGTATGGGCATGCCATAGAACACGCAAGCCATTAGCACCTCCTCAAAAAACACCTCTGCCGTTTGCGGACGAGCTATGTACTCCAAAAAGAACTCGTTTACGGGAGCCTCGTCCATATGGAACTTGGTCATGCCGTGCAAAGCTCCATTTGAGCCTCTGCCACCTACTACGGCTGATATATCATAGCTATCGCATCCAAATGAACCTATATGCTCGTTTGCAGGATACTTTACGCCACCCTTCTCAATAAACCTGTTTTGTAAGTGAGGGGGCGGGAACCAACTGATTAAGAACCTACCCCTCGGGTCGGGACTCCATATTACCTTCGTATCCTTCTGTCCGTCCTTCCAACTAAAGGTTCCACGTGTAACATAATGCTCTTTTATAAAAGAGTCGTTGTAGTCAATCTGTTGGTATATTTTAGTCAGGTTAAACAGCGACTGCTTGCTCTCGTCTCTGAAGGCGTGAGATTCTGTTCTTGGGAACTGACGATAAAATTCATTAAGCGCATCAGAATCATGCTTCAATGAATCAACTTCAGCTTCCCAATAATCTATAGCGCCATTAATAATCCAATTGCCATCTACTCCACGTACCTTCTCTTCAGTCTTACGAAACACAGGCATTCCATATATGTCTATAAATCCTTCCATATTCCACTCCATAGGAATAAATAGGGAATACATACCGCTCTTCGTTTGACCATTAGCATTACGAACTCCTATGCGTGAGTCCTCATACAGTTTTTTAAAGTTATCTCCACCCTTGCTCAAAGCATTTGAGGTAGAACCCATCATACACTTACCAATAATCTTGCTACCTAAACGAAGACATGTCTTAGTGATACGCCAATTCTCTTTAATGTTGTTAGGCTTAGTCCATTTACCACTCTCATCATGGATAAGTAATCTTAACTTCTCACCATCATAAGAGTTATCTTCAGTATTCTTCCAATCTATTGTTGTATCAAGACCTTCTATTATGTCTTCAGAAATATCAAACATGTTTTTCTTCGTAATCTTCGCAGCCGGAACGCGATACGCCAATTCAGTTTTTGGCTTATCCATTCCATCCATAATAGGTTTGAAGAAAAAAGGAAGACGGCTGTTAATAGGAACAACCTTGTCAGTAAACATCTTCTTAGCATCAGATCCTGTCTTTGATAATATACCTACACGCGCATCTTTAACAAGCGTACCTATATTGATACACTCTGATGAAGACATAAATGAAAATCCCGAACGACGTATCTTAAGATAATCCATACCAAAGCACCTCTCGTCTGCCTTGCA